TTGTCTTGCTGCAATACTTGTTTAATCTGCTCGATCTTATATCTTGCATTAGGTTTAACTAACTCTCCTGGCTCATAAGAAGTTAGTTCTCCTGTTTCTTTATTGATAGCAATGAATCCCCCTTTGGAAGAGTCTTCAGCAGTTTCATAGGCAGCAAGCTGCATCAGATAACCAAAAGAATCTTTCTCATGTAATGAATTATCAGCAAACTTTTTAAATCCAAAGTTAGAAGCAGTCTTAATATCAACTACTTCACCATCAATCTTACAATCAATATGGCCTTTAACACCATCTAGACTCACTTCTTTCTGTTCATCACTGACTTTACGATCAGTCATCCTAACAAACATTAATACTATCTCTTCTAACAAATGACCATATAAAAACTTAATGAATGTTTGAGGAGGGATTCTAGAAGCTGTACCACTTTCTTTACTGTCAAACCAAAGCTGACGTAAAGGTTTACCAATGTTAGACATTCTAACAGTGAACTTAGTAGAAGGTTGAGGACTAGCCCACTGTTTAATCACTTCTTTAATAGCCTCTCCTGTTTTCTCTATAGTCTCCTCTGATAAATCAATATCACCATCATTTAATTTATCTAGTTTAGAATAGATATCTTTTATAATTAGACTATCCATATTAGTGTGTCTCACTCCAGTTATTACCTACGTTGTATTCGCCAGTAAGTGGACAGCGTAGTCCTAAGGACTGCCCTGCTTCTGCAATAGCCTGGACTCCCATCTTACCTACTTGATTAGCAATACTTGCCTCAGTTTCTATCTGCCATTCATCATGGACATTAGCAACAAAGTGCGTGTCATAAGGTTCTAATTTATGATTGAGAATCACTAGTGCCTCTTTCATTACAATAGCACCTGCACTCTGCAACAAGGTATTTAAAGCAGAGTGTTCGCTACGCACATTAAGCTTTCTGCCATCAAGTCCTTTCAAGTAGTTGTTGGTTTGAACTGCTCTTGATACTCGATTTCTAAGCTTCGCAAATGCAGGGAGATTATCGAAGAAAGATTTTCTAAGTCGAGCACCAGTGTCTTTGTTTCCTCCAGCCACGCTTCCAAGCTTTTCATCTCCTGCCCCGTATAAGAGTGCATAGATGAATGTTTTTGCCTGATCTCTAGATTTAAGTCCTGCAAGGTGTTGGTTAGCTGTGTGTATGTCTCCTGATATGATTTCATTTGTGTAGTCCTTATCACCCATGTAGTGAGCTAACATGCGTAACTCAAGTCCTGAAGCATCAATGCCTACTAATTTACAGTTGTCAGGTACACGCCAACAAGCTCTGAAAGCTCTGCCATAAGGACTATGAACACTAGGAACCTGTGCCATATTAGGTTTCCTGTGGGTCATGCGTCCTGTAACAGTCCCATTATGTATGACATGGCTGTGTACCCTGAAGCTAGAGCAGTCAGCCTCTTCTATCCAAGAGTTAAGCTGTCCTATGCGTTTCTCTAGGAGAAAGTAATGTTGGATCAGCTTGGCCTCTGGGATATCAGTAACAGTCTCTAACACCTTCTCATTAAGCATGGGCCTACCTTTATCAGTAAACTTAGTAGGCTTCCAGCCAAACTCCTGTAAGTATTCAATGAGCTGTACCCTGGATGAAACTAAAACTTCTTTTACTTTAGTTCTAGTAATGTAATCTGAAGTAGTTTGCTTCATCTCTACTAGTTCATCTGTAGTCAGCCTAGTGCCTTCGCCATGCTCTGTAACTGCATTCCTGGCAATGCTGCCATCCTTCTTAAACTTAGGATAAAGTTTTGTAGTGATGATCTTAGGCTTGAAGGTCTCCTTGATACTCTTCTCAGTGGCAATCATGTCACGCTGTAACTCAGCCTGGATCTTAGACGCTTTCTCAAAGTCCAGTAAGAAACCCTGTCTTTCTTGAGCACCTAGTATCTCAGCAACATTATGTTCAAGATCAATACATCTTTTACTGTAGCCTCTAGATTCAAGGCGTAGCTCATGGAAGACCTTAGTATTCAACTTCACATCTTGAATACAATACTTCATCATCTGTGCTGAATAACGATAATAGTCATCAAAATCTATCTTAGGGAAATGTAAAACTCTTCCCCAATCACCTAGCTTATGACCTGTCTTGCGATCAGGATTAAACAGACGAGAAAGAACTAAGGTATCTAATATCTCCTTACCCTTTGCAAAGTCAGGTTCATTCATTATCTTTCTGACACAGGGGATATCAAAAGTAAGGATGTTATGACCTATCAAAGTATCAGCAGTGTTTAGTAAGGTGATAGCATCAGGCAGCTCATTAGGGCCAAAGCTAAACAGCTCTTCAGTATCTGCGTTCTGAACTACAATACACCAGATTCTAGTGTACTTAACACCATCAGTCTCAACATCAAATACAAACCTAGTCATATTGAAGACTCCTCACCTGCTAACTCAATATCACCATTGTCTACTTCATTCAGGCGACCTGTAACAGGTTCATAGATAATATGCCCTGCCACACCTGTTTCACCAGTGTAACGATTCTTGAGCACCTTTAGCCTGGTAGTCCTGGCATCTATCTCATTTTCAGCTTGTTGATTTCTTTCTAATGCAATAACAGAGTCAGCAATCTGAGCAATCACATGAGAGCCTCGCATATGATTTAAAGCAACCTCAGCGCCATTCTCATGGCCCTTGTTACCATCAAGTCTTCTAAGATGCGACACAGTAATGATAGCGATGTTAAGCTCTTCACATAGGTCACGAAACTTATGCATGATCTTATTGATCTCTACTGTTTCATTCTCACCACCTGATGCACTGATCATGTGGATGTGATCAATAAATATCCATTTACATCCTGACCCTGCTGACATGAACTTAACTCTATCTGCAATAGCATTGAGATTATTCTCACCAAAGTGCTCATAAACCCATACTCTGTTTTTATTAGTTCCTTCAAACAAAGCATCATGCCATTCAGATAGTCGCTCTTTACTATAGATCTCTCTCACACTATCCTGAGATAACTTTTCATTAGCCTCGATAGACATCAAGCCATCGATAGTGCGCTCATAGCTTTCTTCCAGCATCACAACACCAATGTTATCTTCAGTGGTTTTTAGTAGCCAATGTTGTAGCTCTCGACATACTGCACTCTTACCTAACCCTGTACCAGCAGTGATTACAGTAATCTCGCCCTGTCTAAGTCCTTCTAGCTTTCTATTCATACCCTGCCAAGGGAAAGGGATGGATAGCTTTTTAGGTCTATCTAAGTAGCGATCCTTTTGATCACTAACAGAAACTAGTCCACTAGGTGTATAGGTTTTTGCACCAAACCAAGCATCCTTAAACTCCTGTTGTTTACCTGCCATGAGCATTTCATTAACGTCATTGTATTCAGCAGGTAAGGTGACAATCTTGGTCTTTCCTGTCTTGAGGAGTCGAGCTACTTTCTCTGTAGCTTTTCTACCTGGCTCATCCATGTCAAAGCACAGCACTACATTGTCAAAGGAATATAGGTACTCTAGATTGTTTCTTACAGCACGTTCAGCTTCTGAAGAAGACTTCACTCCTATAGCAGCAAAATTAGTGTTTGCATTATTGAGCATTTGATAACCAGACATGGTATCAATCTCACCTTCAAACAGCGTTACAAACTTTTGCTTGCTTTCAAAGAGCTGCTTACCAAAGAAATCTACTTTACTTGCACCATCAGTCCAGCGAAAAGCACCAGATTCATTATTCCTTTTTGCTATAACATCTCTGATTTTTATAACTTCAGTATCACCACTGTAGTAAGGGTAGTGATGTTTAATATCATTACCATTCTCATCTACAACTACTCTGACGTTAAATTTCTTAACAGTAGCAAGACTTAAACACCTGGACTCAATTGCTCGAAGCTCTCCTCCTGATGCCCTTACACTTACAGGGGCAGTAGAGGGACTACTCTTACCAATAGGTACATAGTCTTGATCTTGAGTAGCTCTTTGATATTCAGCAGGACTCCATATCTTATCGCAGGAAAAACACTTAGCACTGCCATTTTTAAACACGCTTAGTGCATCACTACTACCACAATCAGGATCAATACAGGGTTGATGTGTCAGTTTATAATTATTCTCACTCATATTAGTTGTCCTTAGTTGTTCATTGTTGATCTGGTTGTATAAGAGCCTCCTCACTAACATACTCATTGAGCTTTGTAGCAAAGCCATTGTAAGCCTCAGTGAGTATGGTTAGTTGTTTTTTATGTATCTCTGCTTCACCCTTAGTCGAGACTAAAAGATGAAACAATGACTGTGCTTCAGGTGGCAGCTTGGCTACATCATATTGTTTATTGTTTAGTTCATATGTGTTCACAGGTACTCTCCTATTCTTCTAAAATAAAGCTTCATCGATAGTAATCTCATTGCTGTCTGAGCTTTTTGCCAGTTCAACAATCTTGACGACTTCTAGAATAGGTCTTTTGTACTTTGTGGTTTTGCCATAGGTAGCTTCAGACCATTGCACCTTTATCTTGCTGCGATTCTCAATGCGATCAGTAAAGGGCTGTTGCTCACTATCAACAACAATAGGTGCTGAGTTATTGGAACCATCCTTCAACAGTGCATAACGCATGAATGTGATTACAGGCTTACCTTGCGAATAATCATTTTTAACATGGCCTCCTGTATTCAGACGCATACCAGCATTAAATCCAGCTTCCTTGAAGGCATCGTAGACCTCTTGCTCTA